AACTCCTTCTGGACTTTTAGAGCCACATAAAATTCAAGCAGCTCTAGCAGAAAGTATGTTGATAGATAGTCCAATGATTCCAGATTATAGATTGATAGTAGAGCTAGGACTATTATGCCTCTCAGGGCTTCTTACAGCTCTTGTAATCGCTTATTCTGGTGTGACCCTAGGCGTAGTATTAGTTGGAGTTTTATTTGCTCTAATCGCATATTTTGGACACTACTTAATTAGCATAAATTATTTGATAGATGTGACTTGGAGTTTAATTTCTATGGTTTTAATTTCAACCCAGCAATTTTGGTTGAACTTTAGAACTCAATACAAACTTAGACAACAAATTAAAAAACAATTTGAACATTATCTTGACCCAAGACAGGTTGCTCAACTTGCAAAAAATCCAGAGCTTTTGAAGTTAGGAGGAGATAGAAGAAAATGTACGTTTTTATTTACAGACGTTAGAGGCTTTACAAGTTTATCAGAAAAACTAGAGCCTGAAGAAGTCACAGAGATTATGAACAAGGCATTAACAATACAATCAGATGCTGTCAAAAAACATGGTGGTATGGTAGATAAATATATTGGGGATGCAATGATGGCAATCTTTAATGCACCAATAGACTTAGATAATCATGAAGAAAAAGCTGTACTAACTGCATTAGATATCATTGAAGACATGAAAGAAGCCGACTTAGGAATACAAATTGGTATAGGTATTAATACAGGAGAAGCTGTAGTAGGAAATATGGGAAGCGAAACAAGGTTTGATTACTCAGCTATAGGTGACTGTGTAAATCTTGCAGCTCGTTTAGAAAGTGCTACTAAAGAAGCAGGTAAAAACCTACTAATAGGCGAATCTACAATAGAAAAGATAACTATTCCTGTTGAAGTTCTTATGCCTATTAGAGTTAAGGGTAAAGAAAAAGCTGTAAATATTTATACACCTATTGGTCCATATATCTAGCATTTAAGTTTGCTTCTATATGACTATGAATCTCGTCTAGTTTAGTTGTTGCTTCTCGTATTACAGTATTCAATGTGCTATACTCTGTTTGAGTCATAAACTTTTGGAGTTCTTTAATATCTGTTGATACTCTTTCTGTAATCAACTTCCCTGTTTTATCATATAGTAACTTGTAGCCAAGAAGCACAGCTTCCTTTCTCTTGGTTTTCATTTTATAATCCTGTAAAAGTTATTGTATCTTGTCTTCCTCGTAACCCAGCTTTCATATAAGTAGTAGCTCTACCTTCAAAGAAGTTCTGATGCTCTACTCCCATGACCTCGTCTATCCATCCTAAAGGGTTTTCTCTTTGGTCGAAGTTTGTTTTTAATCCTAACTGTAGCAGTCTTCTATCTGCTATGTATCTATTATATGCGTACATATCTTTCTTAGTTAATCCTTTCATGTCTCCCATGTCAAAAACTAAGTCAAGAAACTTATCTTCTAATTGTACCATATGTCTGCATATTTCGTATAGTTCTTTTTTGAAATCATCTGTCCAGATTTCTATGTTCTCTTGTATAAACTCTCTAAATAATTTAGTCATAGCTTCAACGTGCATAGATTCATCACG